TTTTGATTTAAATTTATCTATTAAAAATTTATGTTTATCATCTTTGCTTTTTTGTTGATATTCACTTTCTTTATTTTCTAATTGATTATCTTTTTCTTGTACTAAAGCCTTTTGTTCTTCTATTACATTTTGTTGTTCTCTTAATAATAATTTTTGAGTTTCTATTTCTTCTTTAATAATTTTATTATAGACATTTTCTAATTTAACATAATATTTTCTAATTTCTTTTCCTTGTGGAGTTTTAATCATCATACATAAATTTTTAAATGTATCTATATTCAACATTATAGTTTCAGTTGCAAATTGACCATGCTCCGAAGGGAGCACGGTGATTTTATAATCTTCGTCTTTAGTAAAATTATTCTCAAGTGTTCTTTTTGCATTCTTTTTATGAGCAAAACCTATCATTTTTAATACATTTTCAAGATTAATAGGATATTGATTTGTTGGATGATAATTCATATATATATAAAAATTTGCTATATACCATCTACTTTCTTCTTCTGTAAATGTTTTATCCAATTCTTTAATCATTTTAGTTTGAACATTTAATGAAATATTATTATTTTTTGATACAAGTGTTTTAAAATCTACAAATTCAGTTTTAACTATTTGATTCATTTGGTTATATTTTGATAACTTTATTTATATTTAGTATATAAAGTTATATTTAAATTAATTTTTGAACGAATTTTTTAAACGTATTTATATTCAACATTATAGTTTCACTCGCAAATTTACCGTCATCCGTACGGATGACGGTTGTACCACCTAATTTATTTCGTAGGTTTTCATCAGAACGGATGAAAACTATTTTATAATCCTTATTTTCAGTAAAATGTTGTTTTAATAATCTTTTTCCATTCGCTTTGTTTGAAAATCCTATAAATTTCCATACATTATCCAAATTTACAACAAAATCATCAACTGGATGATAATTCAAGTATAAAAACAAGTTTGCTACATACAATTTTTGTTCTTCTTCAGAGAAATGGTGTTGTAGTTTATCTATTAATTTAGTCTTGTCGTAAATTTGAATAGAACTAGTTTGTATAAGAGTTTTTATGTCAACAGGTGTTTTGATCCTTTCCATTTTTGTGGTTATATATTTATAATCTTTAAATAGATTTAATTAAATAAACGGATTCTTATTATTTAATTAAAATATAGACCTTGCCGTCCTTTATGTAACTTGGAGAACTTTTAGTAATAATAAATAAAAATTAATTTATTGCTTTATAATAGCTGCGTTCAAAATGAATAATAAGGAATTAATTTTGATAATGGATAATTTACCAGTCGGAATTCTTCGCTTTGATAAGGATAGGACATGTATATATGCAAATAAATTTGTAATGAATTTATGTGGTTCCGGTAATAAATGTAATAATACATTAAAAAAAATGGTGGATTTAATTCATCCTGATGATAAAAAACAAGAAATGGAAATATGCAAGAATTTTTTAGAAAACAAAGGAGAATGTCAAAGTACATTTCGAATTTTTAATAAAGGATTAAATGAATATAGATGGGTTACAAATAAACGTACGTTCATAAAAAACAAAGAGATCTTTATGTACACTATTCAAGATATTAATGAAATTAAATTATTAGAAATAAAATTAAGAAATGAAACCATAAAAGCAGAGGAAGCTTATAATCACAAGTCGATATTTCTTAGCAAAAATCATCATAATCTCAGGACACCACTCAATGGTATAGTAGGAATGATGACATTATTGGAGGATACGCATTTATCGGTTGAGCAGCAGGATTATGTCAATATGATAAAAGAGTGTTCATTAAATTTAATGTCAATTATAAATGATATATTAGATTATTCCAAGTTAGAGGTAGGTAAACTATCATTAGATATAAAAACGATGAATTTACTTGAATGTATAGAATCGACGAATGATATAGTTTTATCAAAAATATATGAAAAATCGTTAGACTATACATATAATATAGATTCAAATATTAACGAGTATATAGAAGGTGATATGAATCGTTTAAAACAGGTTTTGTTAAATTTAATAAGTAATTCTATTAAATTTACAGACAGAGGAAATATCTTTTTAAATATAACAGAAATAGATTGTGACACTTTTTTAAAATTAAAAAAATTACATTTTCATGAAAAAAAAGAAGATAAAGAAGAAAATGAAGATAAATCGTATGATTTATTTATACGTTTTGATATAGCAGATACTGGATGTGGTATTTACAAATCAGATAAAAAAAAGTTGTTTAAATCATTTAGTCAAGTTAGTAATGGAGATAATCCTAAATTAGAAGAAGGAACTGGATTAGGTTTAGCTATAAGTAAAGAACTAGTTGAATTAATGGATGGTGTAATTTGGTTAGACAAGAGTGAAGTGAATTCTGGTTCAACATTTTCTTTTATAATACCTGTAAATAAAAGTTCAGAAGAATCTATAAGTTGTGATTCTAAATCAGATTTTATTTTGAAAAATTCAAATGTATTAATAGTAGATGATGTATTGCATAATAGAATTTCTTTATCTACAATGGTTACAAAATGGGGGATGAAGGCTCATTGTTTTAGTAATGGAGAAGAAGCTTTACATTTTACTAGATTAAAACATTTTGATATAGGATTAATTGATATATGTATGCCAAAAATAGACGGATATCTTTTTGCTCAAAAATTAAGAGAGCAAAAGGAATATAATAATAAATCAATACCTTTAATAGCATTATCTTCATTGGGTGATAAAGAAGTATCGAAATCGAAATATTTTAAAAGTTATTTAATAAAACCAGTAAAAGAATCAAGATTAAAGAAATTATGTATAAATTTTTTACACGAAAGAAAAATAGATAACATTGATATTAAAGATGAACAAGATAACAATGATAAAAATGATACAAGTGATAAAAATATGACATTAGATAGTTATATAAATAAGAATAATTTGTCTGGATTAAAAGATAATGTAAGAATCTTGATTGCAGAAGATGTTTATATTAATCAAAAAGTAGTTGTAAGTTTTTTAAATAAGCTTGGTTTTACAAATATTCAAGTTGTAGATAATGGTAAAAAATGTTTAGATTTAGCTTTAAATAATAACTATGATATTATTATTTTAGATATAAAAATGCCTGTAATGACTGGCGATGAAGTATTAAAAATATTAATAAAAGAATATAAAAAAGATCAAAGACAAAAACCATTTATTATAGCCGTTACAGCTTATTGTTTACGAGAAGACAGAGAAAAATATTTGTTAATGGGCTTTGATGACTATATACCAAAACCTGTATCAATAGATGATATCAAGAAAAGTTTAAATACTTATGTAGAATCTTTATTAAAAAATTAAACAAGGTTATGTATATTTTCATAATTATTTATATGAATATTTGACAACATTTTATATAAATTAGATAAATCTAAAGTATCTTCAGGGTCGTTTTTGATAATATAATCAAATTGGTCATCTTGTACGTCATCTAAATCGCATTCTGAAATATGGCTACCAAGTAATTTATATATGTCTTCTTTTCCATTGGATTCTTGTAAAAGTCTTTGATGATTTCTTTTGGGTGCATGAATTCTTATTAAAAATGTATTTTTTTGTGACTTAAACCATTCTAATTCATTTTTAAATCTAATGTCGCATGTAGTAATTGCGTTAACTCCTCTCATTTGTAATATTTTAATCCAATTATTGTAATATTGTATCCAAATATCTTTTCCAAAAACATTTCTTCCGAGTTCTGTTCCTTCTTCTTGTAATAATTTTCTAGTATGTTGATTTTTTTTAATAAAAACATCTTCGTATGAAACTCCTCTTTTTGTCATGACGTTTATTTTGATTTGATCTGCAAGAGATATTTGTAATGTCTTTAATTTTAATTTGTGTTCTAAAAAAGGAGTGATATAATGTTCAGTGATAAAATCTTTACCACAACCCATTTTAGAAGAAATTCCTATAATAATTGTCTTGTTCATTTAATAATACACTATTAATTTTTTTTTTCAGTTTTTGTTCAAGACAAATTGATAATTATAACCAATTAATATTAATACTTCTTTGATTTCATTGTCTAATACTGATTTATGTAAATTAGTTTTAATTAAAATACATTTTGGAAATGTATCCTTTTTTTTTACACATATATAATCAATTCCCGGGATAACTACTGTTAATAATCTATTATACAATTCTTCAATATAAAATCTAGAATTATCTATAAACAAATAATAATATTCAGAATCTCTATTTTGTTTCCACCAATTTTGTATAGATGCATTTTGTCTTTTTCTTGTTTTTTGATTGTTCCACCATTTTTGAATTATAATAGCAGAACGAGTGTCATTTACTACCTTGCCGTCTAATATTAAAGGTACTTTACATGGATCATTGTATGTTGTAGAAAAAGATTTTCCATCATTAGAATAAAAAACCCCCATAAGATCTTTAAAAATGATAAATTAAAATTTTTTAAATTAAATTTTTTTAAATTAAATTTTTTTAGATATTTGTATTTGTATAATTTTTTATAGAATCTTCTAAAATTTCTTTAACAAGTAATAAATCAGCTTCTATTTTTGTCAAACAATTTTTAAAGTCTGTAGAATATGCTCGTTCTGCTTTACGAATTAAATTTGTACTATGATCTAATACAACTGTACATCCAGAAGATGTTTTTAACACTTTTAAATATTTTTCAGACAACATTTCATATTTAATTTTCGAAACAGAAGTTTTTAATAATCTTTCATAACGTTCTTTCATTTCATTCATACTTTGTATAATAACATTTTCTTTATATTCTTCTAATAAATTTGTATGCTCTTTATGTAATTCCGTATATCTATTCTCTAATTCTACAAATCGTTGATATAAATCTTGTTTATCTGCTTCTTTCATTATATAAACGTTTTAAAAAAAGTTTAATTAAAAAGTTTAATTAAAAAGTTTAATTAAAAAAAATAATAAATGAACAAACGGAGTGTATAATTTAAAAACATATCAATCTAACAAAAGTAAACTAATTTTAATTAAATTAATTATATTATTATTTAATTAAAAATATTTATCTTATAATTTTTATTATATTTTATATTAAATTCTTTAGCTTTTTCATTATAAGCTTTAGCTGCATCAATTTCATTTTCAAACGTTCCCAATCTTATAACTTTTTTGTTTAATATAATTTGTGAAATAAATTTTCCATTTTTACGTTTTACAACACCTACATATACACTTGACTTATTTTCTACTAGACTAGATTTTAATTCATTATATATATTTTTTTCAATAGTTACATAATTTTCAATATCATTTAAAGTATAATTTGTATCATAATTATTGTTAAAATACAAAGCTTGTTGATTATACATTTTAGCACATTCTAATTCGTCAGTATGATGTCCTAAATTAATATGTTTTAGTTTAAATCTCATTGACACCACAAAATGTTGTCTAGTATTATCATAATGTACACCAATGTATTTTGAAGATTTTTTTTCTAATACTAATTTTTTATTATCATTAGGAATATTTCTTGGATTTGGAATATAATCATCAACTTTATTTAATATATAATTTGTATTACAATTTGTATTTAGATAACTTGCATAATCATTATAAGCTTTAGCTCCATCCAATTCTGTATTGTGATAGCCTAAAAAATAAGACTTGTAATCTTTTACAAGTTCAGATCTCCATTTATTTCTTCTTTTCTCCCAAAAAACTCCATTGTAAAGTCCAATTTTTTCTTTTTCTGAAATTTCATTCTCAATTTCTTGCTCTAAAACATCTTTTGTTTCTTGTTCTTCTTCGTCATTTGTATCAACGAAACGATGGTCGTCTCGATACTGTTTTATAAATTCTAAACATTTAACAATAGTATTTATAGCATTTTCTAATTCCATTTCATTTTTAAAAAAAAACCACTCTGCACGTTTTTTAATTCTATATGGCTTTAACATTAATTGTATGGTTTTTTCAGCAGATTCCATATCGATTGTTTCAAATTGTCTGTCAATTAATAAACTAATTTCACTTGAAGCAGTATTTAAACCACTTATCCTATTCATTGGTTTTTTAGATTTACCAATTTTATATCTACCAATTTTAGCAGTTTCTTTTATAATATAAATATATCCAGATTCCTTAAAAAACCCTTCTGTTTCTGGTTTACTTTCCAACATTTCTATTTTTTCTTTTTGTTCTTCTAATAATTTTTGAGTATTTTCTTGTATCAATTTTTGATTTTCTATTTCTTCTTTAATAATTTTATTATAAATATTTTCCAATTTTACATAATATTTACGAATTTCTTTTGATTTTTCTGTCTTTACCAACATACACATATTTTTAAATGTATCAATGTTAAGCATAACTTTTTCTTTTGGTCTTCCACCTAAATTTTTTAATTTTAGGTTTTCGTCTTTAGGGACTAAAACCTCTTCGTCATATAAATTATTAGTATTTAGGTTTTCATCTTTAGGGATTAAAACCTCATTAGTTTTGACCTGCTCGTCTTTAGGGACGAGCAGGATTTTATAGTCGTCATTTACTACAAAATTATTTTTTAATGTTCTTTTAGCATTTTCTTTATTCGCAAATCCAACTAATTTAACTAATGTATCTAAATTGATAGGAAAGTCATTTGTCGGATGGTAATTCATATAAATATACAAATTCGCTATATACCATCGTGATTCTTCTTCAGTAAATTCTTTAGTAAGAGTTTCAATCATTTTAGACTGTCCATTTAATGTTAATGTAGTACTATTTTTAATAAGTTTGTTAAAATCGACAGATTCAGTTTTAATAATCTGGTTCATTTATTGATATTATAGTATAGATATTTATTTTTAAATAGGTTTTAAAACGTAATTAAAAACAAATGATATGATGTAAGGATTACGTACTACGTACTTTATTGATTCCATTCTAATGTATCATCTTGGTAATTTCTAGATTGGTATAATTTATAAAACATCTTTTTAAGAGCAGAATAGTGAGGTTTTTCATCAAAATCTAAATTTTTTACATATTTTAAAAATATAGTAAATTCCTTTGGCATTCCTGAACAAAGATCTTCAACAGAAGTTTTATCCTTTTTTTCACCAATCAATTCATAACGTTTATTCTTGTCTTTATGTTTTATTCCTTGCCACGGTAATTTTTCTTTATAAAGATAAACTAATAAGTAGCCAATGGATTCTAAATCGTCTTTTCTTGACTGTTCTCTTCCTTTATGTGAAGAGATGCTTGAATATCTTGCAGTTCCACAGAATTTTTTGTTTTCACAATATGAAATATGTTTACCATTTTTCTTGACGTATTTTTTAGCTAAACCAAAATCTATACAAAATAATTTTGTTGGATCTGTATAACCTAATGCAAAATTGTCTGGTTTAATATCTCTATGTATAAATCCTTTACTATGTATATGTTTTAAAACAGAAATCATAGAAATAGCCAATGATATAATAGTTTTCATATTAAATCTTTTATGTTTGTTCAAGAGGTCTTCTAAAGAAGATCCCAATAAATCCATTGCTATAATTTTTCTATCATTGTATTTAATTACTTTCATTTTTGCTACACCATTTTCTGGATCAGAAATGTGTTTATATACCTTTGCTTCTTCTAATAAAGATTGAAGACCATCTCGTTCATCGTTTAATATGGGTATTTTTAAAGCTACTAATTCGCCTGTTTTTTTATGTTTTGCTTCAAATACATCACCAAAGGATCCTGAATTTATATATTTAGTAATTGTATAATGATTAATATCAGTTCCTATTAATTTATGAATTTTTTCTAATTCTTTTTTATTCATTCACTGAAAATCTGATATATATAAATAAAAAAGGATCGGAATAATAACCTACCGTAGTAATTAATTAAAAAGTTGTATTAAATTTTATAATTAATTATCTTTAAATAAATGTTTGATGTATATTTTTTTAGTTTTTTCATTAACTGTTATTTATCTGTCTGTTGGTTTTGCATATATAAATGTATGTGCAATAAACAAGGTTGGTTGCATATTCTCATGAGCGAGACCACCTCCAGCTGCATTAATAGTAATACCTGTTAGAGCTGAAATTGTCTGTTGAAAAATCTCTTGATTATCAGCTAAATCACCACCACCAACTTCTAAACTCTGATTATTTGAATTATTATAATAACCGTGTGTGTGACCAGTATCAGTGATTCCGTGAGTATGCGATGGCATTTCAGGAATGCTTAATGTATGAGTTTCAGTACCAACATAACTACCTTGAGTTCTATTTGTTAGACCACTACCTGCACCTATAGTACCTGGTACTCTTCCTTGCAAGTCTGGTAATTTAAATGTAGTTCCACTAGAACTTCCAAAATTAGTCCCTATTAACTGGAATAAAAGTGGATAATCACTTCTATTTAAACTTCTACCATCACATATTAACCAGCCGTTGTGATCATTTAGTACAACAGATTGTTTGATATCACCAATTCTTGTAGGTCTAACATAAGTCCAATTGTCGACTTCAACGTTATAAATTTTTATAGCACCGTATTCTTTTAAATTTGTTCTGCTTTGCATTTTATAATATATACCAACATATTTTTTTTTTTAAACGCACCTATTAATTATGAAAAAATAATAAACATTTATCGGCAAAGAAGCTTTAATGTACTAGAAATTTTATATTTAGTATATACCTCTACCGTCTCCGACTTTAATCGGCAAGGTATTTATATTTTTCTTAAATAAGAAAAGTCTGAATAGCAGCATTTTGTATTATATTAGACGAATCACTTGACGTAATTGTGTAATCTGAAGAACTTGAAGAACTTGAAGAACTTGAACTGCTTGAAGAACTAGAAGAACTACTAGAAGAACTTGAAGAAGAACTAGAAGAACTAGAAGAAGAACTTGAAGAACTAGATGATGGTGATTTTTTTGTTTTTCTTTTTTTATTCTTTTTATTCTTTTTTTTTATATTTTTTATCACTGGCATTTGAATTGGAGGGTTATTTGACATTTTTTAGTTTTTATACTATTACAAAATAAAAAAAAAATACGTAATTCGTGTTTTTTAAATAAAATAAATAAATCAGGCAATATGTAAAAACTGATCTACGATTAAAATGTTATGTGTTGTTATGTGTTGTTATGTGTTGTTATGTGTTGTTATGTGTTGTTATGTGTTGTTGTTTTACGAGCTAGAGCTGCTTGAGCTACAGCTACTTGAACTGGAGCTACTTGAGCTACAGCTACTTGAACTGGAGCTAGTTGAAACTTCTACTTCTACTTCTACTTCTATTTCTATTTTTTTATCAAGTTCTTTTGGGTTATCTGACATTTTTGTTTTGGTTTTATACTATTAGAAAATAAAAAAAAAATACGCAATTATGTGTTTTTTAAATAAAATAAATAAATCAACTATTGTATTCATTGTAAATGATAATGTGTAGAATCTGATCTACACGTGCTACAGCTACTTCTATAACTATATGTATCGGATAATTCTTCAGAATCGTAATCTTGTCCTGCATTAAAAATTTCCTTGACTCTTTTATTAAATTCTTCATCGTTAATTTTCTTAATCTTTTCCTTTTTAATAAGAGGTACATTTTCTTCATCTTCTTTAATTTCTTCATCTTCTTTAATTTCTTCATCTTCTTTAATTTCTTCATCTTCTTTAATTTCTTCATAAACAAGTGGCGAGATACCTTTTTCTTCTTTAATATCATTTTCGACATTTTCTTCTTTATTACTCATAATGTATTTTTATTAGTTATATATATAATTAATAAAAAAAATATATAATAAAATGCCTTTAATGTGCAAAATAATTATTTCAACTTTTTTAATAAATTTTCTAAATCAATTTTCCAAAGATCTTCTGGAGTTTTACTTTTAATAAGTACTAAAGCCTTTTCTTTTAAGTCACATGTATTATCAAGTTCACTAATCTTTTCGAATGTCAAAGAATAAATAGGTAATCTTAATAAATAGTCATAGCTTTCTTCTTCTTTAGGATAGTTGCCATTTTCTAAAGATTCAATAATAACATTTTTAGATTTGTTATTAATTTGCAAGGTTCCGTCAATATATTCTTTTATAAATCTTTTTTTAGATCTTAGTATAATTAATTCCCTTTCTAATTTTTC